ATAATGGTGGATACGATGCTGTTTTGGTTGAAAACGACTCGTCTTTGGTTGTGGGAAACCAGTACGCGTCTAGTGGTTATCAAGGATACGAACACGCCCAGTACGATCACTTTCATCACCACGCATTCGGTCTTCAGGTTGAAGCACCAGATGGGTATTTGTGTGTCACTGGATACGAACACTGTGCCGTACGCGTGCGAAAAGGCTCGAAATTTATCTGTAACCACCTCTTTGTTAAACACGGTGGGTATAGTCCGTACGGAGCGTACTACGGTTCGCAGGCTCGGGTGGCGCGATTTGTGTTTGCAGAGCAGAATAGTGCAGTGGTGTTGGGCACCGCTGCTTGTGTGGGATACCCTTCGCATCCCAACACTGTTACCGTGAGTGAGCCTGCTAGTGCTCCCAATAACATTGGGCTGTGGACCGGATTTCAAACCTTCTGGGACGCAAGCAAAGGATTACTGTCTGCTTATACAACTGAAAAGGGATTTTTCCGTGCCACAGGTGGATCAACCATTGTGTTCAAAGTTCCACACGTAGAAGGTGCAGGACAACGTAAAGTCATTATTCACTTTGACGGCGGAACAGCAGATTTCACGAACGCAAGAAACGCTTCCTTTTTCTCTGTTGCAGGCGGAGGTCAGATTTTCCTTCCACCCAATAATACCATGCTGTACCACAGTGAAAATTTGCGTACAGGGGCTGATCGGAAACTCCACTCGCGCTCACCTGGCTCGGGACTGCTGTGCGGTATTTACAACAGCAATGACACAATATCCGACAATCAACGATGGTCGGGAGACGTCTACGGAGGAGCCGTTGTATCAGGTCAAGAAGTTTGGCGGCGTTTGACTCATCAAATCGGAGATTTTGTAAACACTCAATACGGTTCTGGAGGCATTGTGCCTGCTGCTGGACTCACGCACAACGTACGGGTGGAAGACAAGTATTCTGCAATAATCATTCAGCCCTTACTAGACTCATACTCTTGATATCTGGGAGACGATATGTCTAAACCAAAGGAAACGGTTTATCTCAACGCTAATGGCACGGTGAATCGTCGTGCATTGGAATTTGTTAGTTACAATTCTCTTAGATTTGGCGGAGAAGGGGTTACGCCACTTCAAGTTGACTACGACATCCCTAATGTGGATTACACCCAAACTTTGGGTGCTGTAGTCACAGAAAATACTGTTGTTGAAATACAGGAAGACGGGACCGAGGTATCAGAAACAACGAGCACTGTGACGTATCCAACCAAGAGTTACAGCATCAATCCATTCACCGAACAGATTTTGGAGGGCTTTGCTTCAGGCAAGTTTCAACTGAACGAGCAAGTGCTTCAGAACACAAACACTGCATCGGTGTACAACTATCTTATCCTGAACGGAGTTTCTGCTGCTGGTTACACTCCTGTTGTTGGGAGTCCTGGCGTTTGTGGACCAATAGGCGTACAAGCCGCTCAATTCAAAGGATCGTACTTAGACACAGACACTGTCGCGGCAGGTATTCTTGTTCCTAATTTTACTAATACTGGCGTTCCGTACTTTATGATGGAGGGATGGGTGTACTTGGACGCTTTGCCGTCAGGAGCATACGATCCAATCTTGATTACTCGTAGTTTCAACGGAGTCTCCAACGACTCTCGTAACTCTTTTAGGTTGGAGTACGATAATTCTGATGGTCGGTTGAAGTTTGAGTTCAATCCTTCATCGGAAACAGGAACTGGATACGCGAACAGCGTGTACGTTACTCCTGCGGCAGCAAGTGCTGGATTCACCACTGGTGTGTGGCACAAATTTGGCATTGCATACGCTTCTAGCGGAGGCTCTGCCTCGTGTCACACATACTGGAACGGAACGCGAGTTCAGAGTGCAACTGGTTTGTGCGGTTCCATTAGAAATTCTACTTCTTCCCTTGCAATTGGATCAGGGGCTTTGGGGTCAAAGCCTTTCAAGGGCTGGTTGGACGACGTTCACGTTTGCATTGGGTATACCGCATCAGAAGTTTTAAGAGACTTTTCGGGTATGGGAAGCACTGCTCCGTTTATTGCCGAAAAGGAAGTAGCAGACACCACAACTGTGTATTTGATGAGCATGGACGGTCCTGTTGGAACCAGTTTCTTCCCTATCGACAATCTATGCAGAGTTCTTGGAACGGTGACTTTTATTGGAGACTCATCCGGATCAAGTGGGGCAATAGGTGTTGGGATGATATCTCGACAAGACGAAGACCCTGTCTCTGATACGCTTTTCTCGGGGATCTGTGGCGGTTTCAGTGGCAGTTCGGTTGCAGCAAATATTGGTCCAGTGTTTGGGGCAAACAGTGGAGCGTACATGAGGGTGGATACAGTCATCCAAACGCGAGGTTTGAGTTCCGCAAAGGTGGTCAGGGGTAATGCTTCTGATTTTACTACCCAATTTATTACTGGATACACCACTATGTACGGGGCAATCGGCAACAGCGGCGACTTCCCTAGACTTTTCAGTGGATGGACTGGAGGAAATACGTTCTCGTTCCTGCCTATACAGGAAAACATCAACACTCTTCGTAATGTGTACGACACCATCGTTGTTTCTGGATTCACTGGAAGAAGTGTGATTAGCGATTACTACGGAACACAGTTCTACTTTGGAACGGCTGATGTTTCTCGGTTGTACTCTGATGTTTTGTCGTACAGAGAAACAATTTCGTCATACGCGAGCACTTCTAAAAACCAAATAACTGCATCAGGATCGTTTTCTGCCATGCTCGGGCTGAAGGGTATGAGCGCGGAAGCGTTTTCCAGAAAAATTGGTCCTTTTATTGATTCGGTTGGAGTAGCAGACATCAACCCCATTGCAAAAATTAGTAAGTTCACCAACTCCCCAAAGACTAAAAATACTGGTTTTTTTGCTGTATATGATTTCCCTGAAGAGATTGGTTGATTAGATACAAGCCATGAACGAACTACGACATCACGACAGGGAACTGGTGTTTGTAAACAACAATCAGTACTCCTTTTCTGACTTCTACAAGATTTTTCCCCGATACAGTGTTCCTTACGGATTTCCTGTAAGGGTTTACAGAAAAGGCGAGTGCCATTACATTAGTGATGGGGCAAACACCATACATCTACCGCTTCACGATCTAGTTTGCGACAACATATGTGATCGACAAGGTGAACTAGAGCGGCTGGTTGCGTTCCTTCAACAGGAAGACAAATAATTCTGCTAAATAGGTAGGAGGAGTGTAAATGGCTACCCCTACGTCAAGACAAGAACTAAAAGAATACGCGCTTCGTGCGCTTGGGCATCCGGTCATTGAGATCAATGTGGACGATTCCCAAGTGGAAGACCGTATTGACGAAGCCCTTCGGCACTTTTTTGATTGGCATATGTACGGTCACGAAAAGACGTACTACAAGTACCAAGTAACACAACAAGACATAGACAACGGGTACCTGAACACAAACTCCCTTGGCAGTGACGGGTCACGAATACTGAGCGTTACTCGTGTGTTCCAAATCGGGTTCAACCTACAAATCAACAACATCTTCAATGTGCGCTACCAGATGGCATTGAACGATTTCTACGGGTTGCGTACCGGACAGATGAACCTGAACTACTTTGTGACCACCATGCAGTACATTGAGATGTTGCAGCAGTTACTGGATCCCGAAAAGCAGATCACGTTCAGCCGTTACGCAAACCGCCTCACGCTCCACATGAACTGGAAAGACTTTGTGGCAGGGCAGTTCCTTTTGATTGAAGCGTATCGCTCCACTGATCCTGATCTGTACACGGAAGTGTGGAACGACACCATGCTTAAACGGCACACCATTGCACTCATAAAGCGGCAGTGGGGCGCAAACCTGTCCAAGTACGACGGCATCAATCTTCCAGGAAACCTTACATTCAACGGACAGCGCATCTACAGTGAAGCCCAAGAAGAACTGGAAAAGATCATGGAAGACTACATGACGAAGTACGAAGAACCACCTGACTTCTGCACAGGCTGAACATGGCAGTAAACCCGTACTTTCGCCGTACCATCAAGAACGAGCAAGAACTGCTCGAATCGTTGACCACCGAAGCCATCAAAATCTACGGTCACGACATGGTGTACATTCCGCGAGAGAAGATAACTGAGGACACTATTTTCGGTGAAGAAGTGTCGCAGTTCAAAGACGCAAACCGTATTGAAATGTACATGGAGAACTCTGAAGGGCTTGAGGGCGACCAAGAGATGAGTCGGTTCGGACTGGATGTGAAAGAGTCTGCCACCTTTGTGGTGTCTCGCAAACGATTCCTAGAGGTGATGGGACACCACCCTGAAATACGCAAGATTGGTCGCCCACGAGAAGGCGATATCGTGTACTTTGACTACCCCTACGGAATGTTTGAAATCAAATTCGTGAAACACGACAACCCCTTCTACCAGGCAGGGGATCGGTACTGCTTTAAACTGAGTTGCGAAGCGTTCAAGTCTTCCAACGAGGTGATCGACACTGGCGAAAGCGAACTAGACGCAGCAATGAACACCCACTCTTCGTACCTGAAAACGGTGGTTGTTACGGGCAGTGGAAACTTTATTGAAGGCGAAGAAGTGTACGCGGGTACTTCCACTGCGAAGCGTGCATACGGTCGGGTTGTGAGTTGGACTGCGGCTACTAGTACCCTGTTGGTGAATATGCAGGAGGGCGAGTTCTTGGCAGGAGAGACTATAACTGGACTCACCAGCAGCACAGTTCGCACGGTGTCCAGTGTGTCTGAAAGCACAACTCGTGCTGCTCACCAAGAGGAACAGGACAACGAGCAGATCCAGTTGGAGCAAACACAGGACGACATCTTTGATTTCACTGACCGGGATCCTTTCAGTGAGGGGCTGTACTGATGTTCACAAAGTTCTACAACGGCTCTATCCGAAGAATGGTTGTGGCGTTCGGATCACTGTTCAATGAAATATACATTGACAAGGTGGAAAGCAGTAGCACAAAGCGGCTACTGGTTCCGCTGTCGTACGCTCCTAAAGAAAAGTACAAGGTGCGGTTGGCAGGCGATCCCAACCTGCAAACCCCCAACCAAATTGTTTTGCCGCGCATGGCTTTCGAGATCACTGGTTACGCATATGACGCACTGCGCAAGCGAAACAGTGTGTCCAAGGTGCTGTACCGTCCGCCAGTGGGGTCCACAGGGTCTACAAACACGCAATACAGTTACGCGGAAGTGCCGTACAACATTGACTTTTCTCTGTATGTGTACGTGCGCAACATGGAAGACGGGTTGCAGATCGTGGAGCAGATCCTGCCGTATTTCGCCCCCGAGTTTGTTATGACAGTGAACTTTGATGATCTACACAAGAAGATGGACATTCCTGTGTCGTTGGTGGGCTTCTCTTCCGAAGAAGACTACGAAGGAGACTTCCAAACTCGAAGAAACATTGTGTTCACGCTGAATTTCAGCATGAAGACGTATCTGTTTGGACCGAAGAAGACGTACAAAGAAATTCGTGTCATGGACTCCCACCTGTGGAACAAGGACATATGGGACAACACTTCTGTTGGTGGAGTCACGTTCACCGCAGGAAACACCACAGACTACGCAACCTACGGCAAGGTGTCTTTGGGAATCTCCGGTCCAAGTGCGGGTATCACCACATATCAACCGTACTACAAGGTGTACGAAAACCTTGCTCAAGGCGGGTCTACCTATGAGGCAGGTATGGGATCTGGTGGAGTGACTGTGGACTGGGATATTTGATTGGAGGTAGGTATGTTTGAAGGCATAGACAAAGCGTTGGGAGTGCCCTCATCAGAGGCTCCTGCGGAAACTAAACCACTTGTGGTAGCCGTTCCAACGGAGGGTGTAGTGCTTTCGCAGGAGCGGATTGACGCAGACTTGCGTCTGGACTACGATTCTGTGCGCAAGAATCTCAAAGAACTGGTGGAGTCGGGAAAGGTTGCACTGGACGGCATCATAAACGTAGCCCAAGAGGGAGACTCCCCACGAGCATACGAGGTGGTAGCCCAACTCATCAAAACCCTTTCCGATACAAACAAGGATCTATTGGAAATGCACACGAAGGTGAAAGCCATCCGAAAGAGTGAAACCACTGTGAACAACGTGAACAACACCACCCAATCCATTTACCTTGGGTCCACAAAGGATCTGCAAGACATCATCAACGCTGCTCGTTCCACCACAAAGGCATTTGATAATAGACCTGATGTACTGGAAGCCATAGTGGAAGACAACAGCAATGAGCAGTAAAAGCAACAAGTACCTAGGCAACTCCAATCTGAAGGCAGCGGGCGTAAAGATCAACTTTTCGCCCGAGCAAATTGAGGAGTACGTGAAGTGCTCTCAAGACCCTCTGTACTTCATTCGCAACTACGTGAAGATCGTGTCACTGGACAAAGGCTTGGTGCCGTTCGAGCCTTACGATTTCCAAGAGGACATGATTCGCACCATTCACGAAAACCGTTTCGTGATCGGTAAACTGCCCCGTCAGACAGGTAAATCCACCACAATCATTTCGTATCTGCTCCACTATGTGCTGTTCAATCAGAGCATGAGTGTAGCCATTCTTGCAAACAAACTAAACACTGCAAGAGAACTGTTGGGTCGCCTGAAACTAGCCTACGAGTACCTACCCATGTGGTTGCAGCAGGGTGTGGTGGAGTGGAACAAGGGATCCATCGTACTGGAGAACGGCTCCAAGATTCTTGCTTCGGCTACATCGTCATCGGCTGTGCGTGGTGGATCGTTCAACTACATCTTCTTGGACGAGTTTGCGTACGTGCCACAGAATGTTGCGGAAGAGTTCTTCTCGTCTGTGTATCCCACTATTACAAGCGGTAAAAGCACCAAAGTGACCATTATCTCAACGCCCAAAGGCTTGAATATGTTCTACCGCTTTTGGGTGAATGCGAACAAGAAGCCCGGTGAAGAAGGCAAAAACGAGTACGTGCCCATAGAGGTTCACTGGAGTGATGTGCCTGGTCGTGATGACGCGTGGCGCAAGCAAACCATATCAAACACCTCCGAAGAGCAGTTCCGTACAGAGTTTGAGTGCGAATTCTTGGGGTCGATGAACACACTCATCCACCCTGAAAAATTGAAGTGCATGGTGTACCGCACTCCGGAGTACTGGAACGGTGAGGGGCTGCGGGTGTATCAAAAGCCTGTAGTGGGGCACAACTACGTGGCAGTTGTGGACACTGCTCGGGGACAGGGACTGGACTATCACGCGTTCAGTGTGGTGGACGTGACCCAAATTCCGTATCGGGTGGTAGCCACCTTCAGGAACAACCAAATACCGCCCATGTTGTATCCCAATGCCATCTATCCGGTGCTGCGCCAGTACAACAACGCGTACGTACTGGTGGAAGTAAATGATATTGGCGGACAGGTAGCCGATATTCTGCACGACGAATTGGAATACGACAACGTGATCTACGTGTCCCAAATGGGTCGCAAGGGTCAGGTCGTGAACGGCGGCTTCGGCAACCGAGGGGGAGCAGTAAAGGGCGTAAAGACTTCTACCGCAGTGAAGCGTATTGGGTGCTCCATCTTGAAGAGTCTTGTGGAGGACACCAAACTCATTGTGGAAGACTTCAACACAGTGGACGAGTTGTGTACCTTTGTAGCCAAGGGCGACTCCTTTGAAGCAGAAGACAACCACAACGACGATCTTGCCATGACCCTAGTGCTGTTCGGGTGGCTCACCACACAGACATATTTCAAATCAATCACCGGCAGCGACATCCGCAAAGACCTGTACGAAGACCAAATGAAGGTGCTGGAGGAGGAAATGACCCCCTTCGGGTTCGTGGACGACGGCTTGGGAGACGTACAAACAGAAATGCGGGACAACAGCGGCACCACTTGGCGAATAGGCAAAGGGGCAGAAGACCTAGATATGGGGTGGAATTTCTGATGCACTTGGTGACCGTTACGAAATAATACATACTGACAGCATGACAAACACACTGACTTCTTCACCAAGGAGACACACAAATGGCATTTAGAGTAAGCCCTGGCGTAAGCATCAAGGAAATTGACCTGACCACCATTGTTCCCGCAGTTGCCACCACTCCTGGCGGCTTCGCGGGCTACTTCCACTGGGGTCCGGTGGACGAAATTGTTACTGTGACCTCCCAGACCGAACTGGCTAACATCTTTGGGAAGCCACAGAACGACAACTACGTGGACTTTTTCACCGCAGGCAACTTCCTGTCCTACGGCAACAACTGCCAAACCGTTCGTGTGGTTGGGGCTGCGGCAAAGAACGCCACCGTGACCAAGGCGGGTGCAACTGGTGTTGCCACCCTTGTAATCAACAACGAAACTAACTTTGGAGCCAGTGCGGGGCTGTCGGCATCGACTCCTGCCGTCGCCGGTGTGCTTTTTGCATCAAAGTATCCAGGCGCACTGGGCAACAGCCTGAAGGTTGTTCTGACCAATGGAACAGGAACCACAAGCGCATCGCTTGCTTATGCTGCTTCGCTCGGAGCCACCTACATTGATATGTTTGCAGGAGCGTCTGCCGCTGCACGGTACTTTGCTGTTGGAGATGAGGTGGTGTTCTCTGATGGAACCACTGTTACCATTTCTAGTGTGGCAAAGGCATCAGGTGCTGTTCCCACCACCACCTCTGCATACAATAGTTCGTTCGGCGGAAGCACAACAGGCAGATTTGGAGACATTTACGGTCTGACCACTGGTTGGAATGACACTACTGCAAACTGGGGAAGCACATTTGGTGCGTATCGTCTGTTCTTGTCCACCCTTCTTCCGAAGAATCAGGCAGCAGCAACCAATTTCACGATCAAGAGCGTTTACGCCAAGTATGTTGCTTCAAATGCTACGACTACTACCTACGCTTCAGACGCTGGTGGCAGCAACGATCTCGTGAATGTTCTTGTTTTGGACAAGAATGGACTGTGGACAGGCACGCAGAACGCACTTCTTGAGAAGTTTGAGGGTTTGTCTCGCGCATTCGATGCCCGTAAGTTTGACGGCAGCAGCAACTACTACCGAACTGTGGTCAATGACCAATCGGCGTATGTCTGGGCTTTGCAGCAAGACCTTGCAGCAAACGGAGCAAGCGCAGCCACCTTCACCAACTGGACGGCAATCGGACCTGCTCTTGCGACCGAAACCGCTGTTGGTGGTGGAGTTAACTCTCTGCAACTCACCGGCGGAGCCTCCGCTACTCCTACCGATTCAGAGCGGTGGGCAAACGGATGGAGCAAGTTTGCAGACGCAGACCTAGTAGACGTTTCGCTGCTTCCACTAGGCAATGCTTCGGCTAACCTTGCACAACTAGTCATCCAAAACGTGTGCGAAAAGCGTTTGGACTGCATTGCATTCGTGTCACCGGGGCAGACAGACGTTGAAAACAAGTTGCCGTACGAAGCCTTGAACGCAATCAAGACCTTCCGCGATAGCACCTTCAACGTGAACTCGTCGTACGCGGTGCTGGACAGCGGTTGGAAGTATCAGTTGGACACCTACAACAACCTTATCCGTGTGCTGCCGCTGAACGCGGACATCGCGGGTCTGGTTGCTCGTACCGAGTTCACAAACGAGGCGTGGTTCTCGCCCGCTGGCTTCAACCGTGGTCAGATCAAGGGTGTGGTCAAGTTGGCGTACAACCCCACGCAGGAAGCACATCGTGACGAGTTGTACACTCGTCAGGTGAACCCCGTGGTGTCGTTCCCAGGCGAAGGCACGATCCTGTTCGGTGACAAAACTGCACAGACGCGCCCAAGCGCATTCGACCGCATCAATGTCCGCCGTCTGTTCATCATCCTAGAGAAGGCGATTGCCACCGCTTCCAAGTTCTTCCTGTTCGAGCAGAACGACTCGTTTACTCGCGCACAGTTCAAGAACCTTGTGGTTCCGTTCCTCAAGACTGTTCAGCAGCGTCGCGGCATCACCGACTTCAAGGTGGTGTGCGACGAAACGAACAACACCGGCGAAGTCATTGACCGTAATGAGTTCGTGGCAGACATCTTCATCAAGCCTACCCGCAGCATCAACTTCATCCAGTTGAACTTTGTCGCCACTAGCACTGGCGTGGACTTCAACGAGGTTGGTGGATAAGGCATACATAAACAGAAGGAGTAACCATGCCAGTAGAACCCACTAACAACATTTCAGGGTTTGTAAACGCCTTTTCAGGCGGTGGTGTACGCACGAATCTGTTCGTCGTAAACGGCGTAATACCCGGTTTCAGCGACACTCGTGCCATCTCGTTCTTGTGTAAAGCGGCGCAGATTCCTGCGTCTTCGCTTGGCACAATTGAAGTTCCGTACCGTGGTCGCCGCATCAAGATTCCAGGCGACCGCGTGTTCCAAGACTGGAGCCTCACCATTATTTCAGACGCAAACCTCAAACTACGGTCTGCGTTTGAATTTTGGAGTGCTCGTTTCAACAGCCACGTTGCAAACATTTCAGACGTGAACTTCATGCAGTTCATGCCTACTTGGTCGGTGACCCAGTTGAAGCGCGACGGCGAAGCACTGCGTACCTACAACTTTGTTGGCTGCTTCCCCAGCGAAGTAGGCACAATTGACTTGTCGTATGAAAACAACGACCAAATTGCCGAGTTCCCTGTGACTCTTAACTACTCGTGGTGGGAAGCCGCTGAAGGTGCTGCTGTTCCTGCCACTGGTACTGGTCAGGAGAACATCTCTGCTCTCCTACAGCAGGCGGGCATAAATATCGGCAGTGGTTTCTGATACACAACTTCTTTGACAGGATTCTACATTTATGCCAATCAATCTGCCATTTGGGTTCGTTTTAGGTAGAACAGGGGGGGTTCCGAAACAAGAGGATCGGAAAACCCCCTCTTTTGTCGCTCCGGATTACGATGACGGAGCAGTGCCAATTGAAGTGGGCGGGTACTACGGTGCCTTTGTTGACTTTGACGGCACGATCAAAAACGACATTGATCTCATACACAAGTACCGCGACATGGCAATCCACCCTGAAGTGGAAACTGCCATTGCAGACATCTGCAACGAGTCTATTGTGTACAGTGACGCACTTGAAACGGTGAAGATCGACACTGGAGACATCAAGCAGAGCAAGTCCATCAAGGACAAGATTGAAGAAGAGTTCCAAGAGGTGCTTGCTCTACTGGATTTTTCTCGTCGTGGTTACGAGATTTTCCGCAAGTGGTACATTGACAGTCGATTGTACTACCACGTCATTGTGGACGAGAGCAACAAGAAGAAGGGCATCAAGGAACTGCGTCCCATTGATCCGGTAAAAATCCGCAAGATACGCAGCATCAAGAAGAAGCCCCTTGTAAAGGACGCAACCAAGCGTCCGTCGTCCATACAGATCATTGACTCTGTTGAAGAGTTCTATGTGTACAACGACAAGGAGCCTAACTCTGCTGCCGTGAGCATGGAAGGCTTGAAGATCAGCCCCGATGCCATTTGCTTTGTGCACTCGGGGCTGTTTGACTCGTCTCGCAAGCGGGTCATTGGTTACCTACACAAAGCCATCAAAGCACTGAACCAGTTGCGCATGATTGAAGACGCAGTGGTGATCTACCGAATCACCCGCGCTCCCGAACGCCGCGTGTTCTACGTGGACGTTGGAAACTTGCCCAAGCAGAAAGCGGAAGAGTACGTTCGCGGGCTGATGAATCGCTACCGCAACAAACTCATGTACGACCCCAACACAGGTGAAGTTGCAGACGGTCGCAAGCATATGTCCATGCTTGAAGACTTTTGGATGCCACGGCGTGAAGGCGGCAAGGGCACGGAAATCACCACACTTGCAGGGGGTCAGAACCTTGCAGAGATGGACGACGTAAAGTACTTCCAAAAGAAACTGTTCCAGGCACTGAACGTGCCGTCGTCCAGACTGGAAGAGTCCACAGGATTCAATCTTGGTCGCGCATCAGAAATTTCGCGCGACGAAGTAAAGTTCTTCAAGTTCATTGAACGACTCCGTATGAAGTTCTCTGAACTGTTCCTTGAACTGCTGCGTGTCCAGTTGATTCTGAAGGGCATCATCAAGGAGAGCGAGTGGCAGGACATTGAAGGCAAACTACGGTTTGAGTTCATCAAGGACTCGCACTTCAGTGAACTGAAAGAGAACGAGATTCTGAAGGAACGTCTGCTGTCGTGCCGTGACGCAGAGGATTTTGTGGGCAAGTACTTCTCCCGCGAGTGGGTACGCAAGCACGTTCTGCGGCAGACAGAAGACGACATCGAGCAGATCGACAAGCAGATAGAAGAAGAGCAAGCCAGTGGCGCAATTGCACCTCCCGAAGGCGCAGCCCCACCGCAAGAAGCGGAAGCACCACAAGGTGAACCGCAGCCTGTCCCACAGTCTGCTCCTGCTTCAGGAGCACAGGAACCTGAAATCACCATTGGGGAGATTGATCCAGGTGTGGATGAAGAAGACGTGAACGACTAAAGGAGACTCCCGTGGATTCACTAGATATCTCGTATTCTGAGTTCAAAAATGCAATACACTCCTCGCTGGCAGAGCGGTTACGCGAACGCCTTGCCCGTGAGAAGCAGATTATTTCAAACACAATTTTGGGTGATTCGGAAGAAGACACCACGCCAGAAACCCAGTCAAACGCAGACGACAACTAAATAATCTGTCACGAAAGGACGCTCATGGACACCAATCGCAAAATAGTACAAGCCCTGTTGTTGAAAGACTACGCAAGCCTCAAGGAGAGCGTGTTTTCTTTGCTGTACGCCAAGGCATCAGTCGCTCTTGATGAGGCTCGGGTTGCCGTGGCTAACGCCGTATTCAACGAAGCCTCGGAAATCAAACCTAGTCCTGAACGAGCAGCCCGTGTGAAGCGTGAGATCGGAAAGCCGTTGATGTACGCAGGAAAGAAAGCAGGGACCACTGGAATCAGAACTGCGGAGGGCAAACTAAAAGAAGCCACCGAGCAGATTGAGGAAGACCTACAGACTCCTGAGCGTGAAAAACAAATGAAGAGAAGAATAACCAGATTGAAAGATCGTATTGATGATACTCACAATGAAGTAGAAGCCCATGATAACGCACCTGAAAATTTGGGTTGGAGAGGAGTGGAGCGTGGAGAAAAACGGCTCAGAAAACTAGGAGATAAATTGGATAGAGCAAGAGCAAAAAATGCAAGAGAAAAGCAAAGCAGTAAAGTTTATGGTATTGGTGGCAAAGTAGTGAAGGAAGCCACCAAGCAATTAGATGAGGTGTCGCCTCCTGATATGGAGAAGATGACAGGCTCCAAGAAGACCAAGGCTTCGTTCACCAAGCAGTACGGTAAGCGGGGCAAGAGCGTCATGTACGCCACCGCTTGGAAACTCCACAACAAGAAGGCGGGCAAGGACTAATGAAACTCATTACCGAAACCGTACAGGACATCAACATTCTGACCGAAACAAAGGATGGACAGAAGCACTACTTCATTGAAGGCGTGTTCATGCAGGCTGAAGCAAAGAATCGCAACGGTCGCGTGTATCCAATGGCTGTGATGGAGAAGGAACTCGGTCGGTATGAGAACGAATATGTGAAGACGAACCGCGCTATGGGCGAACTGGGTCACCCCGAAGGACCGACCGTGAACCTTGAGCGCGTTTCGCACCTCATCAAGGACTTGCGCCTTGAGGGAAACGATGTGTACGGCAAAGCCAAGATTCTTGACACTCCATACGGCAAGATTGTCCGTAACCTGATTGATGAGGGCGTGAAACTGGGTGTTTCGTCCCGTGGCATGGGTTCGCTGAAGGAACAGGACGGGGTGAATGTTGTACAGGAAGACTTCATGCTTGCAGCCGTGGATGTGGTGGCAGACCCGTCTGCTCCCAACGCGTTCGTGAACGGTATCATGGAAGGACGGGAATGGATTTGGGACAACGGTGTTCTAAAGCCCGTTGTGATTGAATCGTACAAGAAAGCAATTCAAAATACGCCTGCCCATAAACTGGAGGAGCAGGCACTACGCGTATTCAAAGACTTCATCTCAAGACTCTGATAGAGATACATAAATAGAACCAAGGAGAACCCAGTCATGGCAAACGATAAGATCGAAGATGTAATCCGAAAGGTAGTTCTAGGCGAATCCTTCATGGCAGAGGAGCAAGACGCTGTTCCTGGTCCTGGAGACGACGAAGACACCATTGAGGACGGTGACGACGAATTCTTCGAGGAAGAAGTAGTCGATGACGAAGAAGTCATTGACGAAGAAGTCCTTGATGAAGCCAAGGACGAAGACGAAGACGAGGAAGAAGAAGAGGAAGAAGAGGACGAGGACGAAGACGAGGAAGAAGACGAGGAAGACGAGGACGAAGGCAAGAAGGGCAAAGGCAAGATGCCCGCTTTCCTCAAGTCTAAGTTCAAGAAGAAGATGGACGAAGCCGCTTCGGACTACTCGGACAAGAAACTGTACCAGACTGCCAACGGCAAGGGCGCAGAAATTCCTGCTCCCACTGGTGATGCCAGCAGCAAGAACATGGGCACCATCAAGGCAAAGAAGAGCGATGCCAAGGCTGAAACCAAGATTCCTTCGGTCAGCATGAAGAAGGAAGACCTTGACGCGCTGTTCGGCGGCAATGAACTCTCGGAGGACTTCAAGGAGAAGGCTGCAACCATCTTTGAAGCCCACATGAACGAGCGGTTCCACGCAGCACAGCAGGAACTACAAGAGCAGTACGAAACTCTTCTTGAAGAGCACACTGCTGCTGTTACGGAAGAACTCATTGAACGCATTGACGACTACCTTGCGTATGTGGTCGAAGAGTGGATGCAGGAGAACCGCCTCGCTGTTGACAAGGGACTCCGCACGGAGATTGCAGAAGAGTTTATCGGCAACCTCCGCAACCTGTTCACCGAGTCGTACATCAGCGTTCCTGAAGACAAGACTGATCTGTTCGATGAAGCAGTGGAAGAAAACACCACTCTCAACGCTGAACTATCAGAGCAGGTTCAAAAGAACATGACACTCTCGGAAGAGGTCGAGCAACTACAGTGCGAGATCGTGTTCCGCGAGATTGCAGAAGGTCTAACTGACACCGAAGTGGAAAAACTCCGCAGACTCGCAGAGGATGTTGAGTTCGATACTGTCGATCAGTTTGCCGAGAAACTTGGTGTTCTCCGTGAGAACATTGAGAGCATCGGTACTGTAACGGAGGGTTCTTCCACCAACAACGAAGAAATTTCAGAGTCGGTGGAAGACGCTTCAGAGGAATTGTCCCCGCTCATGGAGGCGTACCTCCGGTCAATGAGCAAGTCGCAAGTCTAATCCAGTCACCCCAGACTGTTTCAAAAAAGGAGAAATAGTACTCATGGAAAACAAATTCCTAACCGAAACGGCTCTCCGCAAGTGGAAGCCCGTCCTAGATCACGGTGATCTAGCCCCCATCACCGATGCCCACAAGCGTGCCACCATTGCCACCCTCTTGGAAAACCAAGAGAAGTCAATCAAGGAGCAGATGCTTGTTGAAACCAACACTCTTGGTGGCGGTATGTCGCCTCTTGCTGGCACCGAAAACGCCAACCTCAAGGGCTACGACCCCATCCTTATCCAACTCGTCCGTCGCGCCATGCCTAACCTCATGGCTTACGACATCTGCGGCGTTCAGGCTATGACCGCCCCCACTGGCTTGATCTTCGCAATGCGTAGCAAGTATAGCACGCAGGGCGGAACCGAGGCTTTCTACAACGAGCCATCGGCTGCTTACGCAGGTTCTACCGCTGCTCCAAACAACGGCAGCACTGCTGGTGCGGCAGGTGGTCCTGGTAAGGGAACCGTCGCTGCATTCGGTCCTGGAACGGGCGTTGATCCGTTCTTCGGCTACGAAGGCACTGCGGTTGATCCTCTCACTGCGAGCGGTCTGACCACCGGCTCCGGTCTTCAGACAAGTGTTGGTGAAGGACAAGGTCCGAACGAGATGGCATTCAGCATTGAGCGCGTTGCTGTTCAGGCTGCAACTCGTATGCTTGGTGCGAACTACAGCATCGAACTCGCCCAAGACCTCAAGGCAGTTCACGGTCTTGACGCTGAAACCGAACTCAGCAACATTCTCAGCACGGAAATCCTTGCTGAAATCAACCGTGAAGTGGTTCGTAACGTGTACCGCGTTGCGAAGTTGGGCGCACAGCAGAGCGATCTGTACTACAAGACCGTTGCTGGCGGTCTGACCACCGGCTCCGGTAAGCCAGGCGGTGTGTACGACCTTATTCAGGACTCGGACGGTCGTTGGAGCGCGGAAAAGTTCCGTGGTCTAATGTTCCAGATCGAGCGCGAGTGCAACACCATCGCCAAGGAAACTCGTCGTGGCAAGGGCAACTTCATCATCTGCTCGGCAGATGTTGCTTCAGCCCTCGCAATGGGCGGCTTCCTGAACATCAGCCCCGCGCTGAATGTCAGCCTTGACGTTGACGACACTGGCAACACCTTTGCTGGTACCCTCAACGGCAAGATCAAGGTGTACATCGACCCGTATAGCGTCATCGGCACGAACTTCGTGTGCGTTGGCTATAAGGGCACCAGCCCATACGACGCAGGCGTGTTCTACTGCCCGTACGTTCCGCTCCAGATGATGCGCGCTGTTGACCCCAGCTCCTTCCAACCCAAGATGGCGTTCAAGACCCGCTACGGCATGGTTGCGAACCCCTTCGCGGAAGGTTCGACTCAAGGTTTGGGTGCGCTCAATGCTCGCTTGAACGTCTACTACCGTATCTTCCGCGTGGACAACCTCCACGGCGTGGCATCGTAATAGACCACTCTGTCAGAGTTACTTTCGGGGGAGGGGAGGCGAAAGCCTCCCCTTCTCTTTTCTACATACTGGTATGGCACTGAACTACAACTTCACAGACATACCGTCAGACACTCTGAACAGGTATCCAGAAAGTGTTAACGCACTGCTGCCCACCTACTTCAGGTTTACACTGGCTCGTGTGCCTAACGTGATGTACTTTTGTCAGTCTGCAAATATACCTGGCATGAACTTGAGTGAGGTCATCATGCCTACTCCATTTGTGCCCATCAAAGCACCAGGCAAACTGGAGTTCGATGAATTGTCTATTGGTTTCATAGTAGACGAGGGGCTTTCAAACTGGTTGGAAATCAAGAATTGGATGCGCTCCACCACGAATGTGGAAGACTACACAGAGTTCCGACCAGTAAACACCCACCTGTCTACTGCAAACCTCATTATCTTAAACAGCGCAAAACAGCCCAAACTGAACGTGACTTTCGAGGGAGTGTTTCCGCGAAACCTTACTGGAATAGACTTCAATTCCAGCGCAGGTGACGTGGACCCCTTTGTGGTGAACTGCACGTTCTCGTACCGCTCGTTTAATATAGAGCGACTGTAAAATAGAGAAATGTGCTTGACACAGTAAGCGCAAGCAGTAAACTCCTGTGTGGAGGTTGCTATGACTTTAGATGACTTGCGCAAAGAACTGCTGAAAGACATGGGCTTGGACGAAACGGCACTGGATGCCGAGTCGCTGCGCATTCCGCAACTCCACGGCAAGTACCTGAATTTCTTGTTTGATGAACGCCTCATGCTGTCCAAGTACGAAGGAGACTTGGCAAAGACTACCCGTTGCAAATGGGAGTACTACACAGGCAAGATGAGTGATGAAGAGTTGAAGGAGCGAGGATGGGAACCTTTTCAACTAAAGGTACTGCGCCAAGACATGAGCATCTACTTGGACTCCGATGAAGACTTGCTTAAGGCACGACAGCGAGTCCAGTATCAGCGCGAGAAGATTGCTCTGCTGGAAGAAGTCATCAAGGAACTAAACAACCGACACTGGAAGATTCGCAATGCCATAGAGTGGAGAAAGTTCACCAATGGTCAGTGACTTGTTACTAGAAGACCCTGACAAGTGGTGGGTGGACAAGATGTATATGCACGAAGCACTGGTTGCTGCAACACACAGTCCCGATCCGCGAACACAGGTTGGTGCTGTACTGGTTATTCCTGGCAGTGGAGTGCTGCTCAAAAACTGGAACGATGTGCCTACCCGTCTTCGGAAGGCAGGGTATCCAAAGGACTCTGCGCTGAAGAACTACTGCACAGAACACGCAGAGCGCAGAGTAATCTACCAAGCACTAATAAACAAACTCCACACAGGTGACTTGACCATGTACACCACATGGGCTACTTGCGCAGACTGTGCGCGAACAGCAATACAGTTTGGTATTGGCAGAGTGGTTACATTCCGGACACTGGTGGAGAAAACTCCTCCACGGTGGGAGGAGTCTGTGCGCGAAGGGTTGTCTATGCTGCGCGATGCAGGGGTTCCTGTGGTTGGTTGGACCGGAAAACTGGGGCATAAATACTCTATACGGTTCAACGGCACGGTGTACACAGGCGAGGACATGGGCTGATGGTTGATCTTGACGTGAGCATAGTGGACTCCGTGTACGTTCGCGTAAATTGCGACCGTGGTGTTGCACGTGAACTGTCCGACTATTTCACGTTCAAGGTTCCTGGGTACAAGTTCATGCCTGCGTATCGCTCTCGGCTGTGGAACGGCGAGATACACCTGTATAACATCCACACACAACAGATATACGCAGGTCTAGTAGACTACATTCAAAAGTTTGCTACGGAGCGTAACTACAGTATCACTCTACCCGCAGTGAACGGATTCAAGACTGATGCACAGGGCGTGCGAGGATTCGTGGAAGATCACTTGAATGTTCACGTAAACGGCACCAAAGCGCAAGCCCATGAACACCAAATCAATGCCATTCACCACGCAATGGAAACCGAGCGATGCTTGCTGCTGTCGCCCACAGGCTCGGGAAAGAGCCTCATCATCTACTCGCTTGTGCGGTATTACTTGAGCAAGATCCCCAAGGACAAGAAGGTGCTGATTGTTGTTCCCACAGTGTCTTTGGTTGAGCAGATGTTCTCTGATTTCGAGGACTACTCCAGTGCAAACGGGTGGGACGCACAGCGAAACTGCCACAAGATTCTTGCAGGACAAGACAAGGGGACAGCGAAGCGCGTGGTGATTTCCACGTGGCAGTCCATCTACAAGCAGGACGAGAAGTACTTTCAGCAGTACGGTGCAGTGGTTGGAGACGAAGCCCACCTGTTCAAGTCCAAGTCTCTTACAGCAGTGATGAGCAAACTAAAGACGTGTCCGTTTCGTGTAGGAACAACCGGCACTCTTGACGGCACACAGACACATCGTTTGGTGCTTGAAGGACTGTTTGGCAAGGCGTATGAGGTAACCAAGACCAAAGCCTTGATGGAACAGAACATCTTGAGCAATCTAAAGATTGACTGCTTGCAACTTCAGTACCCTGATGTGGACAAGGAAGCCATCAAGCGTGCAAAGTACGAAGACGAAATCAAATGGATTGTGGCATCCGAACGCCGCAATAAATTCATCATAGACCTATGCAAAACACTGAAGGGCAACACTCTTGTACTATTTCAATTCGTGGAAGGACACGGCAAGGTGCTAAATACTATGGTGACCTCTGCTGTTCCACCCGAGCGTAAGGTTTTCTTTGTGTACGGCGGCACTGAAGCCTCTGAACGAGAAGACATTCGCAAGATCGTGGAAACAGAAGACAATGCGATCATTATTGCTTCATACGGAACTTTCAGTACGGGTATTTCCATAAGGAGGCTCAACAACATCATCTTCGCATCGCCCTCCAAATCTCGCATCCGTGTTCTGCAAAGCATTGGTCGCCAGTTGCGAACGTACAAAGACAAAGGCACTGCACGGCTTTACGATATTGGAGACGATCTGTCGTGGAAGTCGTGGAAAAACCACACCCTGCGGCACATGAACGAGCGTCTGCAAATATACAAGTCCGAAGGCTTTGACTACAAAGTGGTCAAGATTCAACTAGGAGAACAGCCATGAGATCCCGAAAGAAGTCTGAACTACGCGTGTTTAAACTGCGCAGCGGAGAAGAGATCGTGGCAAAGTACGCGGGCAAGACGAAGGACAAGATTAAACTGCAACGCCCTATGCGAGTAGTTAATGCTGTTCAGGCAGACCCGTACACTGGTGCTCGTCGCCAAGTCACGTACTTTGCGGACTGGTTGGGGTGTACCAGTTCTCTCAACGCAGAGATACCACAGGACTTTGTACTGGTGGACTTTGATCCATCGCCCGAGATCAGCAAACTGTACTCTCGGCAACTGGAGATTGAAGACACCAAAGACGCTCCTCCTCCTGCCACTGCGGACGAATCACAGCCTAGTGCAGCCGCTCCTTCGTTCAAGCCATCGGCTAATCCTTTCAAGATGACCGAAGAAGAGAGAAAGGAATTGGAGGACGAGGTAGAGCGATTGATGAGCCAGTACGAAAAAGAAGGCAATACCCCTCCACCAAACTCAAATCCTTTTGTGCCGTCTTCAAATATAGTGTTCTCCATTGGCATACCAAAGGACATCATGGAGGCGTGGATCGAAAACGGTTTCATGGACTATCTGCGAGACAGTGTTCAAGACTTTCTCACAGGGGAATTTCTTGATGAAATAATAGACGAGGATGACGAAGAGCCTCGCAAGCGGAAGCCCAAGCCACCAACAAAACACGAGAAGATTTCCAAGAACGACTGGAAAGAACCGAACGAAAAACAGAAGAGCGATCCCAAGTTTGGCAACAAGCCGAACGACTGGTCGCCTTTTGTTCGTGACTATTTGGATGACAAGAAAAAGGACGAAGGGCTTGACAAGCCTGAATGACACGATACTCTGTGTGAAAGGAACATCATGGCAAAAAAGAAACGCGACCACTACATAGACAACGATCTTTTCTTTACAGAAATGAGTGAGTGGAGAAAACAGGTAGACGCAGCAGACGCTGCTGAACTACCCCATCCTCCAGTCACCCATTACATTGGCGAGTGCTTTATGAAGATTGCAGAGCATCTGTCTCGCAAGCCCAACTTCATCAACTACCCGTATCGTGACGAGATGATCTCTGACGGCATAGAGAACTGTCTGCTGTACGCGTACAATTTTGATCCTAGAAAGTCAAAGAACCCGTTCTCGTACTTTACGCAGATCATCTACTACGCGTTTCTCCGTCGCATACAGAAGGAGAAGAAACAAGCGTACATCAAACTGAAGAAGATTGAAATGAGCGACGTGGATTCGCAGATGCGGAACTGGATACGGGACAACTACCTCAAGGTGGGCGACAACTTTGAAACAAACGCAACCTTCCTCACGGAGACGGACATAAACAACTTTGGCAAGAAAGAAAAGGAAGAGCCAAAGCCTGAACCAAAGAAGAAGAGTAAACCAAAGGCATCAAAGCCGTCTCCAAAGACAAAGGTAAAGACGAAACCAAAGAAGAAGGCGAAAGGCAAGAAGTGAAGATAGCCATCCTAGCGGACACCCACTTTGGTGCCCGATCAGACTCTCCAGTGTTCCTAGAACACTTCCTTCGGTTTTACAAGCGGGTGTTCTTTCCCCGTCTTCAAGCAGAGGGAATCACAACCATCATACACTTGGGCGACTTCTTGGATCGCCGCAAGTTCGTGAACTTCTCTACACTCAACGCTGTTCGCAAGGGGTTCGTACAGGAACTGCATGACCACGGTTTGCAGATGCACTGTATTCTCGGAAACCACGACATCTTCTTCAAGAATCGCAGCGATGTGAACTCGCTACGGGAACTGTTCTACGACGCGTTCACCGTGTACGAGAAGCCCACGGTGGTCCAGTTTGACTCCATGAAGATTGCTCTGCTGCCGTGGATTAACAAGGAGAACGAAGCAGAGTCTATGGAGTTCGTGAAGTCCTGTGACGCAGAAGTTTTGTGTGGTCACCTTGAACTGGACGGATTCCAAGTCATGCGCAACTCCACCTTCCAGGGGGGAATGAAGTCTGACCCGTTTGCCCGATTCAAGGCAGTGTACACCGGGCACTTTCACACTCGCCACAGCAAAGACAACATCCACTACTTGGGGTGTCCGTATCAGATCACCATGTCTGATTACGGCGAGAAGAAAGGCTTTCACATCTTGGACACGGAAAGCGGCAAACTTGAGTTTGTTGTGAATCCGTATGCCATTTTCACGAAGATTACTTACGATGACTCCGAACTGGAGCAGACGGAAATGCTTACCGTTCCCGAAGAAAAGGTACGGGGGCACTTTGTGCGCGTGGTGGTGGAGAAGAAGACCAAGCCGTACCTGTTTGAGAAATTTGTGGACTCCCTTTACGCCGCGCAGCCCGAAGGAGTCACCATCATCGACAACGCGATGGTTGACACCAACGAAAGCACGGATACCGTTGATTTAACCGAGGACACACTTGCAACCATCAACAAAGAGATTGATAGCATGGAGTCTCTTGGTAATTCCCAATCGTTGAAGGACTTGATCCGTGAACTGTACGCAGAGTCACTGAATCAGAACGCTAAAGTATGATCACCTTTACAAAGATCCGTTGGAAGAATCTTCTCAGCACTGGCAACCACTTCACGGAGGTGCAGTTGGACAAAGCGTCCACCACTTTGGTGTGTGGAGAAAACGGTGCAGGCAAGACTACCATGTTGGACGCACTCACCTTTGTGCTGTACGGCAAGCCGTTCAGAAACATCAACCTGCCCCAGTTGGTGAACACCATCAACAACAGGGACTGCGTTGTGGAGATTGAGTTCAGTACCAACGGCAACTCGTACAAGGTGACTCGTGGCATTGCACCAAAGGTGTTCAGCATTGAACGAGACGGTGTTGTGGTGGATCACACTGCCACGGTGAAGGACTACCAGTCCATTCTTGAAACCCAAATTCTCAAGATGAACTACAAGACCTTCTGCCAGGTGGTCATCTTGGGATCGACAAACTATGTGCCGTTCATGCGGTTGTCTGCTGCGGATCGGCGCACCGTGGTGGAGAACCTGTTGGACATTGATGTGTTCTCCAAAATGAACGATATTCTCAAGACTCGTATTCTTGAAACAAAGGATCGACTACGAGAAATCGAGAGCGAACTGAAGATGGTGGACATGAAGATCGCAAACAAGCGGAATGTGATTGACATGATCCATAAGAAAGCAGACGAGCAGATTGCTTCGTACACAAAGAAATTGAACGAAGACAAAGCCGCGCTTGAAGCACTACTGGAAAAGAAGATCGCGTTGCAGTCACAGATTGCCAGTCTGAGCGACAGTGTGGCTTCTATGGACAAGCAACGGGACAGCCTTTCGCAGATGGTGTCTGTGCGAAAGAACATGGAAAGCGCGATGCGAAAAGCAAAGGAAGAAGAGGGCTTCTATCACGACAACGAAGAGTGTCCGGTTTGCCGCAGCGGGCTGGCACACGACTTCCGTGAAGACATGATTGCAAAGAAGAAGACCCGACAGAGCGAACTGCAAGAGGGCATTGACAAGATTGCAGGAATGATTACCACTGCAAACGAAGGCATCAAGAAGACCAATGCCGTCTTGAGCGAGATCAGTGACGCAAAGACAAGCATGGGCGAAGTGGACTCGGACATTGCTGCACACAAGCGGTACATCAAGCAGTTGACTGATCTGATCGGAACCACTGAAAAAGACAAGAGCGGGGTAGACGACGAGAAGACCGCGCTTCAAGAATTGGAAAGTGGTCGAGACGCTTTGGAAGGCGACCGAAAGAGTCTTGTGGAGAGTGCTCACACAATGGATGTTGCCACCATCCTGTTGAAGGACAGCGGCATCAAGCGCAAGATCATTCGCAAGTACATTCCCGCACTGAACAAGATAATCAACAAGTATCTTGTCACAATGGACTTCTTTGCCCAATTCACTCTGACGGAAGACTTCACCGAAGTAATCAAGAGTCGGTATCGTGACGAGTTCTCGTACGACAACTTCAGTGAGGGTGAAAAACTGCGTATTGATTTGAGTCTGCTACTGGCGTGGCGAGATATTGCTCGAATGAAAAATAGCGCAAACACCAATCTGCTCATACTGGATGAAGTATTTGATTCGTCGTTGGACGCGGTGGGAACAGAAGAGGTGATTAAAATACTCCAAAGCATGGGCGGCACAAACAACATATTCATCATCAGTCATAAATCTGACCAGTTGCTTGACAAGTTCGGTAATGTGCTAGTATACAAGAAGGTCAACAACTTCAGCAAACTATGCTCACCATGACACGCCAATCGTCTCGTCAACGCCTCCTGTCAGAGCCTATCTTTGACGCTTCTGTTTCCCCCGATGAGGCAGAGAGCGTACTGGAGCGGTGCTTGTACTGGTACAGGGAGAACTTCAAGCCTGCAAGCGCACGGGAGTGGGTGGCAGACTATTTGAAAGCAAACGGCAACCCCGATGGGGCAAAGGTGTGTCACAGGGGCAGCAAGTCCACCCTGCGCATATTGGCACCGTATTGCCGCCTTGCGGTGCGGGGATTCCCCCTTCCTGACGCTCACAAGGAGAACATGGGCAAATGGTTGGGGGAACTGCTCCAAGAGGCAGAGCGGGCATCCCCGCCCCCCACAGAAGGGGCTGACCGACCCAATGTCCAAGACAGGGTAAAGGCAAAGGCAGACGGGCTTCTGTGTGTGCTTGAACCCGTGATTGACGCAAGTATTGACTGCGTTCAGACCGGAAAAGCAAAGCAGGAGCCGCTTGTAAAATGGGTTCGCAACACGGAAATGACTGGACCAATCGCGTCCATTATTTGCGAACGTCTGCGTCGAACTGCCGCCGATCTACGAGCCGCCTGTGACGGCACTGATCCGGATTTGGTGGAAGGGTATTCGTATATGAAGCCCAAGCAGTTGGAGCAGTTGACTTCTATATTTGAAACCTCGGTACAGGTAATTCAAGACCGCATGGGAGTCATGCGCACCATGCGCAAACCCCGAAAGCGGAAGGTGAAGCCGCCCGAGCAGCAAGTAAAGAAACTGAACTATCTGCCCAAATGTGACCAGTCAGGACTTGTTTCTGTGGTGCCGTCTGGTATTGTTGGTGCACAGGGACTCATCGTGTACAACACACTCACCCGCACAGCAAAGGTTCTTGTTGCCGTCGAGCCAAAGACGGGTCTGCAAGTAAAGGGCAGCACCGTGATTGGTGTAGACAGCAACAAGTCCTTTGAGAAGCGGTTGCGTAAGCCTGATGATTTCTTGAGCAACAAGGGTGGATGCCGTAAGACATTCACCGCAGCGGTTCGGTATTTGAGTGCTTTGAAGACAAAGACCGCAGAGGCAAACGGTCGCATCAACAAGCACTGCCTCATCCTACAGGTACAGCAATGATTCTAGTTGACAACTCGCAGGTTCTAATGTCGTCCATCTTTGCGCAGGAACGAGACGTTGGCAAGATTGACGAGCGATTGGTTCGTCACATTGTGCTGAACACGTATCGAACCTATCGTAAAAAGTTTCACCGCGAGTACGGTGAACTTGTGATCTGCAATGACTCTGGACAGTCTTGGCGACGAGAATTCTTTCCCCAATACAAAGCCAATCGCCGCCAGGCTCGCAAGGACGATGAGCACAAGTGGGACGAGTTCTACCGCATTCTGAACACCGTGCGGGACGAGATCCGAGAAGTGTTTCCGTATCGCACTATGGGCGTGAGTGGATGCGAGGCAGACGACATTATTGCGTACCTTGCAAAGCGATTCCATGCCACCGAGAAGGTACTCATTTTGAGTGGAGACAAGGACTTTAGTCAACTCCACATCTTTCCTGGGGTGGCACAGTTCTCTCCCCTGCAAAAGAAGTTTGTGGAGGTGGAGAATCCCAAGCAGTTCTTGATGGAGCATATCATCAAGGGCGACTCCTCTGACGGTGTTCCAAATATCCTGTCCGAAGACGATTGCTTTGTGGTGGACGGCAAGCGACAGCACCCACTCACAGGCAAGCGCATGAAGGAACTACTGGAGTTCATCCGCGATAACGGTCACGTTCAAGAGAAGTATCGGATCGCGTGGAATCGCAATGAAACCCTTATTGACCTGCTGAACCTTCCCCCCAAGCAGGTAGAAAAAATTGAAGAGGAATGGAATAAGCCCTTTACTCCTTCACGTGGAAAGATTCTCGACTACATGATAGAGAACGGGCTTCGCAACCTTATGGAGGATATCGGAGACTTCTGATGAGCAACAAAGAGTGGAGAACTGAAGCAGACACCCGCGCAAAGAAAGCGTGGAAGAGTGTGGATCGTAAGCACAAGAGCGCGCGACGATCCGAAGAGAAGAAGCACCTAAAGGACTTAGTGGATGACCTTAATGCAGGTCGAAAGGATACGCGTGATGACTATGACTATGAAGACGAAGAGTGAAAACGGCATCAAGATTTCCAAGCGAACCTTGGACATCCTGAAGAATTTCTCGACCATCAACTCCGGAATTCTAGTGAACGAAGGGAATGTGCTGACCACCCTTTCGTCTACGAAGAACATATTGGCTGAAGCCCATGTGGACGAAACATTCCCACGGCAGTTTGCTATTTGGGATCTGAACAAGTTCCTTGGCACGGTTAGTCTGTTCAAGGATCCTGATTTCATCTTTGACGAGAGTTTCGTCACGGTGAAGAGCGGTGGATCCAGTGTACGCTACTACTACTGCGCCCAAAACTTGGTGACTTCCACAAACAAGAAGATCACGATGCCCGACGCTGTGGTACAGTTCGATTTGAAGTCCAAGGATTTTGGGGACGCTGTAAAGGCAGCATCGGTACTGCAAGTGCAGCACCTGTGTGTGCGATCATCGGATGACGGAGAGAAGATTGAACTGGCAGTGGTGGACAAGACCGACACCACTTCCAACTTCTATTCTATTCAAGTGGGAGACAACACTTCGGGTGCCACTTTCGAGTTCATCTTTGATGTGGAGAATCTTAAGATTCTTTCCGGAGACTACAGCGTTTCCATCTCACAGAAGATTGTGAGTTGCTTTACAAGCAAGACTGAACCACTGAAGTATTGGATTGCCCTGAACGGAGACTCCTCTTACGAGGCTTGATTGTGACTACTAATGAATTGGTGAAAGGTCTGTGGTGCGAGAAGTACCGTCCACAGAGCGTGAAGGACTGCATTCTACCATCAGAACCCGCAGACTTGTTTGCGCGTATGGTGGAGCGAGGCGAAGCACAGAACCTCCTGCTTTCGGGCGGGGCTGGTTGTGGTAAGACTTCTGTTGCAAAGGCGTTGTGCAACGATCTTGGCTGTGACTGGATCATGGTGAACTGCTCCGAAGACGGTAACATTGACACCCTACGGACACGCATTCGGCAGTTTGCGTCCACCGTTTCTCTTACGGACGGAGTGAAAAAGGTTGTCATCCTAGACGAGTTCGACTACTCTAATGCACAGTCAACTCAACCTGCTCTGCGTGGTTTCATTGAGGAGTTTGCCGCAAACTGCCGGTTCATTCTTACTTGCAACTTCAAGAACCGAGTGATTGAACCTCTCCACTCCCGTTGTACTTGCATTGAGTTTCGGATTCCGCAGAAGGAAAAGCCAGGAATGGCAGTCCAGTTTCTCAAGCGGGCGTGTGAAATACTCAAGGCAGAAGGGGTGCAGTACGACGAGAAGGTTGTAGCCCAACTCATCACAAAGCACTTCCCTGACTTCCGCAGAACCTTGAACGAACTCCAACGGTATGCGGTAAACGGCAAGATTGATGTGGGTGTCCTACAAACCTTGGGCGACGTGCAGATCAAGACCCTTGTGAAAGCCATGAAGACGAAGGACTTTGGGGGCGTTCGCAAGTGGGTGGTGGAGAATCTTGACAACGACAGCAGCCGTATCTTCCGTGGAGTGTACGACGGACTGTACGAAAACCTTGAGAGTGGATCCATTCCCCAAGCCATTCTTGTGCTTGCGGACTACCAGTACAAAGCCGCGTTTGTGGCAGACACAGAAATCAACACCACTGCGTGTTTGGTCCAGTTGATGATGGAGTGCAAGTTCAAATGACCTACCAACTCACTGATTATTTGAATTCCATCAACGTAAACAAGCAGCCGTTGATGGACGAGAGTGAGCAATACGTCAAGCACTCGTATCCGCCGTTTGTGGTGACCCGTTGCTTGTCGTATTTTCCGGATACGCTTTTCGTGGCTAACGAAGCAAACCGAATGGCACACATAGACCCCAAGATGCACTTTGACTTTCTGCGTGGGGCTATCCGTCCACGTAAGCGGTTCTCCAAGTGGCTGAAGCGGGAGAGTGATCCTCGCGTAGGGGCTTTGGTGGAGTACTACGGATTCTCCGAGCGCAAGGCACGGGAAGCACTCACGGTGCTTACAGACGAGCAGGTACAGGAGATTGTGGACGAGACACGAAAGGGTGGAAAGGCGAAGTAATCTAAATAGTTCCGTGTCTGTTCAGACTACAGGAGTGAACACAGCATGGAAAAAGAAGAACGCTACATCACGATTGACCCCACAGACCTACTGGAGGTCAGTCTAGTTAAACCCGATGACTTTCTCAAAGTACGAGAAACCCTTACACGCATCGGCGTTTCGTCCAAGACGGAGAAGAAACTGTGGCAGTCTTGTCACATTCTCCACAAAAAGGGCAGATACTATATTGTTCACTTCAAAGAAATGTTTGCCCTAGACGATCTGCCCACCTCCATTTCCCCAGAAGACATTAGCCGTCGAAACACCATCGCGGGTCTACTGGAAGAGTGGGGACTGGTAAAGATTGTAGACAAGAGCAAAGCAGAGAACAAGGTTCCCATCAGTAAGATAAAGATTCTTCCGTACAAAGAAAAGGGTGAGTGGGAACTGTGCCCTAAATACCACATAGGAAAGAGCAAAGGCTCACAAAAACCCAAAGAGTGAATAGGAGATTTCGTTATGAGCAAGTTGGTTGTGAAGTTCCCCACGCGGAACCGTCCCGAAAAATTCAAGACCGTGTTTAGCCGCTACCTGACCTTTCTGAGTGGTCGGCATGATGTTCGTTTCGTTGTCAGTATGGACGTAGACGATCCAAGCATGAACAACCCGCAAATGGAAGAGTGGTTTACCACTCGTGCCATGAACGCAGACATCAAGTGGTGCTACGGACACTCCAAGACCAAGATCCAGGCGTGCAACGCAGACCTAGACGGCGAAGACGGTGATGTGCTGCTGCTTGCGTCAGACGACATGGTTCCTGTGCAGATGGGATACGATGACTTCATCTTCTCTGCGTTTGAACACTCGTTCCCTGACTTCGACGGAGCAATCAAGTTTTGGGACGGACTGCGACCAAAGGAAGACCCCCTGATGACACTCACGGTCATGGGCTTCCCCCTGTACCGCAAGTTTGGGTACATCTACAATCCAGAATACAAGTCCCTGTACTCTGACAACGAGCAGACGGTTGTTTGCCACCAGTTGGGCAAACTGCGCCGCTGTGACATCTGCATCATTCAGCACCAGTGGACACCAGAGCCGTTTGATGCGCTACACGCACGAAACGAGAACAAAGAAATGTACGATGTGGACGGTGAAGTGTACGCTCGTCGCAAGGAGCGCAATTTTGACATGGAGGAAATGTTCAATGCCAGTACCAGCAAGTGATATCAAGTTCAGTGTTCTGATCCTGTCTATTCCCGAACGCATCGACTCCATGAAGGCTGCTGTACAGCAACTACAGCAGCAAGCCGATGCTGTTGGTCAAGGCAAGTCAGTGGAGATTCTTGTGATGTTGGACAACCGCTCCAAGAGTATTTCGGAGAAGCGCAATGATCTGCTTCGCGCTGCTCGGGGACGGTACATCGCGTTCTTGGACGACGATGACGCGATCAGCAAGGACTACATGAGCGCGATTCTCAAGGCAATTGACGAATACGACGTGGACTGCATCTCGTTCAACCAGTGGTGCATGATCAACGGCGAACCCATGAATGTGGAATTTGGTATCGGCAATCCTCACGGTCACCTGTGGCGTGACGAAGACGGAATGCTTGGAGACATCAAGCGTCCTCCGTACCATATGTGCGTGTGGCGGCGTGAGATTGCACAGAGCGAGTCGTTCAATCCTGTCTACGGAGCCAACGGGCAATCCACAGAAGACATTGACTGGCTCATGCGGCTGTATCCAAAGGTGCAGAGTGAGTACCACATTCCTGATGCCCTACACGGATACATCTACAACTCACAGACCACGGCTTCGCTTGTTCCACAGGAACAGCAATGAAGGTGATTTCATACAGTTTGTGGGGAGACAACCCCACCTACACCGTGGGTGCGCTTAAGAATGCCGATCTCGCGGCTACCCTGTTTCCTGATTGGACTTGTGTGTTCTACTGTTTCCAGTCTGTTCCGCAAGACATAATCAAAGAATTGGAATCGCGTCCGAATGTGCTTGTGCGGCGCGTAGAGGGTGATTACAATACCGCAGACAGCCGTGGTATGTTTCACCGTTTCCTTCCTGCCGATGAAGAGGGCGTAGAGTACATGATGTCCCGCGACACAGATTCCCGTCTATCAGAGCGTGAGCGGCTTGCTGTTGATGCATGGCTTGCGAGTGGAGCGGATCTTCATGTAATGCGTGACCATCCGTACCACGGGGTTCCTGTGCTTGGCGGTATGTGGGGTGTCAAGGGCGGCAAACTCAAGGGCATTGCCCGTGACATGGAAGAGTTTCAGCCAAGCAGCGACAAGGGACAAGACCAATCCTTTCTATGGGAGTGGGTGTGGAGCAAGGTAAAGGATGGAGAAGTGACCGTCTGTGTTCACGATCCGTTCTTTGAGAAGAATCCTTTCCCTGCGGGTGCTACTCGCGGGGACAGCAACGGCGGTGTGTGGTTCATTGGTCAGTGCTTTGATGAACACGACAAGTACAACAGTCAGGGTGATGTTGATTTAATAGTGGAGAACTAAATGTCTGGATATAGCACTCATATTCCCATACTTGCAAAGTGTGTTTCTGTATTTGGTGGAAATGTTCTTGAGTTTGGAACTGGAATGGGTTCTTCTCCACTATTGTGTACCATGATAGATGGTGAACTGTGTTCTTTTGAATCAAACATAGAATGGTACACAAAAATGAAAGAAGGAGTCCATGAAAATTCTTGTAGTTGTAATTTGTGGACAAAGCCCAATCATTCATTGCATTATGTGAAACCAACTGAGTGGGATTCTGTTTACGATATCGTAGATTGGAATAAAAACTGGAGCATAGCATTCATTGATCATGCTCCAGGAGAAAGAAGAGTCATAGACATCATCAAATTAAAAGACTTGGTAGATGTCATCATCTATCACGATTCCGAAGAACCTGGATATGGTTGGAGAAATTTAGATGGTCACTTTAATTCCGTTTATGTTTTCGATATGTTTCCATGTCAAACTACGGTCTTGAGCAACAAGTATAATTTGAAAGAAATACTATGAAGCCAGACCGAGTGTCACTGTCATGCGATTCAAATCCGTATTACCTTGAGTTTTGGGAACCAGTTTCGCGGATATGGAAGCACAAGTTCGGCGTGGAGCCGTACTTGTTTTATATCGGTGATCCTACCACGGCTCCATCGAATGAACACGGAACCGTAGTTACAGTCAAGCCTGTTGACGGTGTGCCGATTCACACACAAGCACAGTGGGCACGATTCCATTTCACACAGAGCAAACCTGATTGCGTGTGGTTAACCAGTGATATTGATATGTTCCCCCTGTCACGGGAGTATTTCCTTGATACCGCCAAGGGAGTCATTCCCGACTGCTTTGTTACACTAAATTCTGATCTACGAAATTACTTTCCCGTCTGCTACAACATGGCATTGGGGAGAGTGTTCAAAGAAGTACTGCAACTAGAAGATACCTTTGAAGCAGATGTCAAGAAGGTGTTCTCTGCTACCAATAGCGATTCTCACACGGTGGGAGATAAACTATTTGAAAATTGGAGTGCGGACGAACGGTATTCGTCTGCAAAAATTTGCGAACACCGATCCCTGTATCCACACAGAGTGGCACAGTTTGTACGACCTGGTGGATATCAGAGCGCGAGGCGCATAGACCGATCAAACTGGCAATACGATGAAAACGCTGTAAAGCAAGAATGGTATCTTGATTGTCACAGTCTTCGTCCTTATACTGCTCACAAGCAACAGATTGAAATCCTACTATCTTTGATGGAGTTTTGACATGATTGAAAAAAGAACAAAAATATGCCTTATGGATCAGCCTATGGGCTTGGGAGATATTTTATACACACAAAGAATCGTTGAGAGATTTGTTACTCTTGGATATCATGTTTTGTATCCAGTAATCAAAGAGTATTCTTGGTTGAATGACTATATGTCAACCGATCATGTTCAGTTTTTTTCAGAAGAACAACCCTTTGTTGGTATGGATTTGTATGGCAAGCACATTGTTCAGCCGATTATATCGGAAGGATTTTGTTACATCCCATTGAGATACGCATCAAACCATCCTATCAACAAAAGTAATTGGATTGGAGTAATGGAATCGAAGTATCAATTTCTTGATATGTTACATGAAGCCCCACTATGGGCGCAGTCTCTTAAATTTCAACGGAATAGACAAAAAGAGCAGTCTCTCTATTATGATGTTCTTGGATTGAAAGACGGAGAAGATTACATATGGAAAAATTCATTGATAGGATCTATGAATGGACAATGTAAGGTCATGGATAATATCAAGTTTGAAAATAAAGGAATTCGGGTGGTTGACCACAAGGCATATGAAGGATATACCATGTTTGATTGGTGTATGGTTTTGGAGAGGGCTAAGGAATTGCATTCTCCAGATGGTTCAACGACATTCATGGCAGAAACTCTAAACTTGAAGATGCCGAAATTCCTATATCCACGAATGCATGACGGCGTTCAATACGGAAAAGTCGATCCGAGCAGATGCCGAGTTAAACATCTGTTTGATTCTTCTTGGACTCTTGTTGACTGATACTACACCCACACAGGATTAAAACATGAAAGCAGCAGTATTAGAAAAAATCAATTCGCCTCTAACGATTAAAGAGGTTGGACTCACTGCACTAAAAGTCGGACAAGTCAAGGTACGAGTTTTAGTGAGCGGACTTTGTGGAGCGCAGTTGCAGGAAATTGCGGGGCTTAAGGGAAATGAAAAGTTTCTACCTCATCTGCTTGGTCACGAAGGTTGCGGAATTGTTGAAGAGGTTGGTGAAGGCGTTACCCGTGTCAAGGTTGGAGATAAAGTTGTCATGCATTGGAGAGTTGGTGCTGGAATTGAGGCTCCGTTTCCGTCATATATCGTAGACGGAAAGACTATTTCTAGCGGTAAGGTTACAACAATCAGCGAATACTCAATTGCATCAGAGAATAGACTGACTGTTGTTCCTGCTGATGCGGACGAATATCTTTGCGCCTTGCTTGGATGCGGACTTACCACTGCTTTGGGAACAATCAACAATGAGGTTGATCTCAAGTTTGGTGAAAGCATTATGATTGTCGGTTGTGGTGGCGTTGGATTGAATCTAATTCAAGGTGCTAAAATGGCTAGTGCTTTTCCCATCATCGGATTGGATGTATGCGAGGATAAGCGCGGAATCGTGTTGGATTCTGGAGCAAACATTTTCGTAAATGCAAGTGACATGATTGAACAGTTAAATGGGCAAAAAGTAGATGTTATCATTGACACTACTGGAAATGCTAGTATCATTAGCGCAACGATTCCCTATTTGTCGGATAAGGGACGATATGTTTTGGTCGGGCAACCAAAACCAGGAGAATCTATTGCGATCCCAAATGCAAACTCTCTGTTTGGTGGAAACGGAAAAATCATCAAGGCTACGCAGGGAGGAAAGACATCGCCAAATGAAGACATCGCTCGGTATGTAAAATTGCACAAGGCAGGAATGTTGAACATCCAAAGCATCATCACGCATGAGTACACGCTTGACGAGATAAATACGGCTGTAGATGTTCTCCGCAGTGGCAAGGCTGGACGAATTATGATAAGAATGGCAGCACAGAATGGATGACTACATTATGAAAACAGAAACAACATTACAAGCATATAAGAAGATGTTTCTCATTCGTAGAATCGAAGAGGATCTAGTAAAGCATTATTTTGAAAACAAGATAATGAGTTTTGTTCACTTCTACATCGGGCAGGAGGCTGTTGCTGTAGGAGTGTGTGAGAATCTTAAGCACGGAGATAATGCGTTTGGAAATCATCGCTCTCATGGGCATTACCTTGCTAAAGGCGGCGATCCGAACAAGATGGTGGCTGAACTTCTTGGAAAGGTGACGGGATGCTGCCGTGGAAAAGGTGGATCTATGCACATGATTGACAAGTCTGTCAACTTTGTCGGATCTACTCCGATTCTGGGAAGTGTCGCTCCTATATCTGCTGGATCTGCTCTTACACAAAAGTTGACTGATTCGGACAATATAACTGTTTCTTTCTTTGGTGATGGTGCTTCCGAAGAAGGCGTTGTTTATGAAACCATAAACTTTGCTTCGCTCTTCAAACTTCCTCTGCTATTGGTTGTCGAAAACAATCTGTATTCGGTGATGAGTAAGTTGACGGATCGTAGAAGCGAACAGCACAATCTTGAACAAATCGTCGTGGGATTTGGTGCAAAATATCTAAAGGCTGACGGCAATGACTTTTTTGATGTCTTCGAAAAAACACGGCAAGCCATAGAAAATATCAAGACTAACAAGCAACCAGTTGTATTGGAATGTATAACATTTCGACACATGGCTCATAGCGCACCGATATGCGATGATAAAATCGGATATCGGGATGTTGATACTCTAGAGAGCAGACAGAAGAATGATTCTGTCAAGAATTTGCGATCATATCTTCTGAATCATTACTCGGAAGACCATATTGCTTCCATTGAGGCTGAAATAAATGATACTGTTCGTTCTGCTATTGACTTTGGAGTTAACTCTCCATATCCTCCACACGAAGACTTGAACAAGGATGTTTACCATGAATAAGTTGATGACATATACCGAGGCTATTCGTGAAGCAACCGAGCAATCACTCGCAAGAGATTCTTCTGTTGTAGTAATGGGTCTTGGAGTTTCCTACAAAAACGGTGCTGACGGCACTATGGGAACGCTGAAGGAACAGTATCCGAACCGTGTTTTTGATACGCCAGTTTCAGAATTTTGCAATACTGGCGTTGGTGTTGGTGCAGCAATCACTGGTATGAAGCCAATTATACATCACGCGAGAGTAGAATTCGGATTGTTTGCAGCAGATCAAATTGTGACACAGGCTGCTAAATGGAACTATATGTTCGGCGGGAACAATAAAGTTCCAATCGTATTTCGGTTGGCGGTAGGTCGGCAATGGGGTAACGGACCCCAACACACACAAGCACTATATTCTCTATTTGGAAATGTTCCAGGTTTGAAGGTTGTGATCCCGTCATCGCCTTACATGGCTAAGGGTTTGCTCAATGCTGCTATACAGGACAACAATCCAGTTGTTTATCTAGAGCCTCGTTGGCTGTATGGACTCAAAGAGAATATTCCAGAAGAATACTATTGTGTTCCTTTGGATAAGGCTAGAGTTATTCGTAGCGGTTCCGATCTAACCATAGTGACTTATGGTGATGGAGTAGTAGATTCCTTGAAGGCACACGAATATCTTTCTAGCAAGGGGATATCGGTTGAAATTGTAGACTTGGTATCCATCAATCCGATTGATTATGCAACCGTGGCTTCTTCTGTGAAGAAAACTAAGCGTCTACTTTGTGTTGACACGACTAATAGGGCGTTCAATATTGGAGGAGAGATCATCGCTAAAATCGCTATGACCTGTTTTGATGACTTGTCTATGGCTCCGCGAAACATCAGTACCCCCGATACTCCGTGTCCTACATCCACTGCTCTTACGGAAATATACTATCCAACGAAGATTGATATCGTCAACGAAGTTTTGAGTATGATGGGTCAGCCTGCACACCAAGAAACTCTTACATTCGAGGAGATTCATATACTCCCAAAGATCACGGTGGTGACCACATGAAAGATATACTAGTGATAGGTGATAGTTGTAGAGATATATTCGTGTATTGCGATGCAGTTCGTCTTGCTCCAGACTTTCCAGTTCCAGTTCTCAACATAGTGAATCAGACTGAAAATCCAGGCATGGCAGCAAATGTTCAGAGAAACATATTGAAGTACAAGAAGTGTGATCTTCACACCAATTCTAATTGGTGGAATACAACTAAGACCCGTTATGTGCATCAAAATACCAATCATATGTTTTTGAGGGTAGATAGTCCACAGAACTTTTCGGAAGTCAATCTTGATGATTTGAATCTTGATTACAAGTTGGTGGTTATATCCGACTATAACAAGGGCTTCTTGTCGGAAAGAGACATCACGCACATATGCGAACAGCACCCGTGTGTTTTTCTAGACACGAAAAAGGTTCTTGGTGACTGGGCTTACAAGGCAAAATACATTAAAATAAATGATTACGAGTATAAAAACTCCAAACCATTTTTGACAAAATCTCTAGATGCAAAAATAATTCATACTATTGGTGGAGATGGTTGTGAATTCCAAGGAAAGAGATATTCTGTCAACCGAGCAGAAGTCAAAGATACATCTGGCGCGGGAGACAGTTTTATGGCTGCTCTGTGTGTTAAGTTTATAGACTCACAAAACATATACGAGTCTATCAAGTTTGCTAATTCCTGTGCTTCTGAGGTGGTTAAGCACCGTGGTGTTACTGTTATCTAAACCAAAGGAATGCTATGCTGATATTTGATATTGGATACAATGCTGGAGATTTTTCAGATCATATGTTGCAACTGTATCCTGATGCAAAAATAGTTGCAATGGATGGCGATCCTTCTCATAAAAAGAATGACCCTTCTATAGAGTTCATTTGTGGTGTTATTTCAGATGTTGATGGTGTTGATGTGGATTTCTATTCGCCGTCAAAAGGATCACCAATTGCATCAATCAATACAGACTATATGAAGAAGGTTCGTCACTCCGAACATCTGATTGGAGTTAATCCAGTACGGGTTCGTTCTTATACTCTTGATTCGCTTATTTCTGTTTACGGAAAACCAGATATAATAAAGTTGGATGTAGAAGGAGCAGAATTGGCGGCATTGCGGGGATTGCATCAGAAATGCGGAGTGGTATTGTTTGAGTGGTGCGAGGAACTATATGACGAAGCGGTCAAATGCGTGAATGTCTTGAAGGAACTAGGGTATTCTGAATTTGCTAATCATGTTTGTCGTGAGGGCGATGCACAAGTAATGTATGTCGATGATATCGCCTACGAATCTTGGGATAAAATCAATGGTGTTGATATAGTTAAGGAAAGAAAAAATAGATGGGGAATGATTTACGCTAGATGAAATCGTACTAACTTACCACTTGCTACTGTTATTATGACTAACAAAACACGGTGATTTTCAGAGGTACTGCATGATTATTGTCACTGGCGCACAAGGCTTCATTGGAAGTTGCATGGTTGCATATCTGAATCGGCTTGGTATCAATGACATTGTTGCCTTGGACGATGTTGAAATTGACCACCAACGCGGTTACGCAACACGGGTGGACTACACCAATCTTCAGCACTGCCGCATCAGCGGATTGCACCCTATATCAACTGATCCAATGGATATGCTTCCGAGCGGTGAGATCGCGGGAGTTTTTCATTTCGGAGCCATCTCCGATACACTTGAGCGGAATGCAGACAAGATCAACTACTACAATGTGCGATACACCAACACACTCGCAAAGATTTGCAGAGAACGCGGAATCCCCATGATATTCAGTTCGTCTGCTGCGGTATACGGTCATGGAAACGGTCCCGTGAATGCGTATGCACAGTCAAAACTGGACAGCGAACGAGCCATCAGTGACGGAGCAGTGTGCCTCCGATTCTTCAATGTGTACGGTCCAAACGAGTATCACAAGGGCAGGATGTCTTCTGTGATCCTCAAGTGGTACAACGAACTGAAGCAGACAGGGAGGATCAAGATATTTGAGAACTCTGCGGACTACAGACGCGACTTCATCTATGTTGAAGATGTTTGCAAAGTTGCGTACAATGCGTTTGAAAATCCCCGAGCAGGAGTGTATGATCTTGGCACAGGCACCGCAGAGAGTTTTGAAAGCGTTGCCGATTGTGTGATGCGGTCATTTGGCGGCGGCGAAAAGGAGTACATTCCCATGCCCGAAGACCTGCAAGCACAATATCAGCGGAACACGAAGGCAGACACGACTGCGATACACTCTTTGGGTTGGGCAGATGCCTTTACTAGTCTTGAGAGCGGAGTACAGAAGTACTTTGATTACTTGGTAAACCATTCGTATATGTGAAAGGACTGTATATGATGAACAGCAAGAAACTGCAATCACAGATCGTACCAAAGGGTTGGGGAAACGAGATCATCTTTGCTAACAACGAGAAGTACTGCGGCAAGTTGTTGAACTTCACAACGGGCAAGAAGTTCAGTATGCACTACCATCTGCTGAAGGATGAGACATGGTATGTTGCACGGGGACGATTCAAACTCATTTGGATTGATCCTGCTACTGCAAAGCAGTATTGGGAAGTTCTTGAAGTGGGTGATGTAATTCATAATCTGCCAGGCTATCCACACCAATTGGAAGCATTAGAAGACGCGACAATATTTGAAGTTTCTACGCAGCACTTTGACAACGACAGTTATCGTGTTGCTCCAGGAGACAGTCAGGGATGAGATACGCATTTGATATTGACAACACTCTAGTACACACCGTGGGCAGCGACTACGAAAACTCAACGCCCATACACCACAGAATAGATCGTGTGAATCGCCTGTACGATGAAGGACACATGATAATGCTTTTCACCGCAAGAGGTATGGCTTCTGGCAGGGATCTTTATGAGTTTACCGTGAAGCAGATGCACGATTTTGGAGTAAAGCATCATCGCATCATAATGGGAAAGCCTGATGTAGACCTGTTTGTAGATGATAAGGCTATATCGGTTGCAGAATGGGATAAGACTGCGTGAAAGTATTCTATGCAAATACCACTTCTGCCGTGATAGATGGGGGTGTGGTGTGGACTAATGGATGCTACGACATACTTCATGTGGGTCATGTTCGTCTGTTTGAGCATTGCAGGAAAATAGCAGAAGATAAAGGCTGTTCTTTTTTTGTGGGAATAGATTCTGATCGTAGAGTGAAACAAATGAAAGGACCGAGCAGACCCATAAACACCGAAAACGACAGGGCTGAATTTTTGCTGTCTATGAAAGGGATTGATCGTGTCTACATATACGACACCCCAGAAGAATTGGAAAAAGTAATTGGCATTCTCAAGCCAGAGGTCATGGTGGTAGGTGATGAATACAAGACCAAAACCGTGATTGGATCGTCTTACTCCAAAGCCGTTGTGTTTTTTCCAAAGATAGTTGGGTATTCAACATCCAACACATTATCAAAGATTGATTAGTCTCTGGAGATTATTGTGAAAGCACTTGTAACTGGTGGAGCAGGATTCATCGGATCTAATCTGGTTGATCGTCTGATTTCGGATGGTCACGAAGTCACCGTGATTGACAACGAATCAGCAGATTCCAACGAGCAATTCTATTGGAATCCGCAGGCTCGTAACTACAAGTATGATATCCGCGATTATGTCATGGTTCGTAGATTGTATGAGGGACAGGATGCAGTGTTTCATCTTGCAGCCGAGGCTCGCATTCAGCCAAGCATTGACGATCCCCTGAAGGCTTTTGAAAACAACATGATCGGAACAGCCACGGTTCTTGAGTGCGCCCGCGTCTGCCGTGTAAAGCGCGTGGTGTATTCATCAACATCTGCTGCATATGGCATAGCAAATACGCCTCCATTGAGCGAAACCATGCCGACCGATTGCCTGAATCCGTACTCGGTGAGTAAGGTAGCGGGTGAAGAGATTTGCAAGATGTATGCACGGCTTTACGGTATGGAAACCGTGACCTTCCGCTACTTCAATGTATACGGAGAGCGTCAGCCCCTGCGTGGTCAGTACGCGCCAGTGATTGGTATTTTCCTGCGTCAACGAGCCGCAGGGGAACCCATGACTATTGTGGGTGATGGTACTCAACGCCGAGATTTCACCTATGTGGGGGATGTAGTGGCAGCAAATATCCGAGCGGCAACCATGACTCAATCCGCAGACCATCAGTGGGGTCAGATATACAATATTGGTACTGGCAGGAACTACTCTATAAATGAAATCGCTGCTCTCATGGGTGGGGAAACTGTTACCATTCCTCCACGACCCGCTGAATCCCGTTTGAGTCTAGCAGACGCAACAAAAGCAAATACTGATCTTGGATGGACTCCGAAAGTTCGTCTTGAAGACTGGATTGCCGAGCATAAATAACCCCACAAGGAGATCGTGAACAATGTCTACAGTATGCCTCTCTATGATCGTCAAGAACGAAACCAAGATTCTGCACGAGTGCTTGGACTCCGTCCACCCCCACATTGATTACTGGGTAATCGTTGACACTGGCTCAACAGACGGAACGCAGGAGTACATCAAACAGTACTTTGCCGAGAAGGGTATTCCTGGCGAACTGATTGAGAAGCCGTGGGTCAACTTTGGACACAATCGCTCCGAAGCACTTGATCTGTGTACAGGCAAGGCTGACTACGCGTGGATGATTGACGCAGACGACCGAATCGTGGGTGACTTCAAGTACCCCCTCGGCAAGAACATGACTCACGACGCGTATGCCCTTAAGTGTGGTCGTGACAACTGTATTTGGTGGCGTAATCAAATCTTCAAGACGGGTATTGGGTGGAAGTACGTGGGTGTGCTGCACGAGTACGCACACTGCGAGAAGCCCAATCTAACGCAGGCAAAGATTGAAGGCAACTACTTCTTGGAAGCCCGCACATTGGGACAGGAGCGAAACGGTGGGGTAACTCCTGTGGAGAAGTACTCCAAGGACGCAGACCTTTTGTTGGAAGCACTAAAAACCGATCCCACAAACACTCGCTACCAGTTCTACTTGGCGCAGTCGTACTTTGACTCGCAGCAGTGGGACAAGGCTATTGAAGCGTACTACAAGCGCGTAGAGATGGGCGGATGGGAAGAAGAGTGCTACTACTCCCTGTTCCGAGTGGCACTGTGTGAGATCCAAAAGGAGTCTCCGTGGACTGTGGTGCAGCAGAAGTTCTTGGACGCTTACGACTACCGCCCGTGTCGCGCAGAGCCGCTTCACGCCATTTCTCGCTTCCTGCGGACTAATGGTCGCCCCCGTGCGGCATATCTGTTTGCAAAGCAGGCAGCACACATACCGTATCCTCAACACGACATCCTGTTCATTGACAACAACGTGTATGAGTGGATGGTTTTGGATGAACTTGCCTCAACTGCTTTCTATACGCACGATTATATTACAGGGGCATACTGCTGCGAACGCCTTATGACCGAAAGACGTTTGCCGGAAAGCGAGAGAGAGCGAGTATCAAACAACCACAAAGCGTATGCTGCGAAGATAAATGAGTTCAAGACACACAACATTCCTTTGGTAGTACCGCATTTGCCTGGACTTAATCCGTATCAGCACATTCAAAATAGTGTTCAATCAAAAATGCAGATCCCTTTGATTGAACAACCAAAGAGTCTTCTTGGTGCGGCTCAAACTTCCATAAATAAGAAGTTCACCAAGAGGAAACGCTAATGGCAACCCCCGGCTACTACGATATCCCTACCCAACGCAACTCCACCTTCCAGTTTCACGTGGAGTACCAGGACGAGAACGGAAACGGTGTTGATCTCACCGGATACACCGCTCGGTTTCATGTGCGTCCAAATCCCGACTCTGCTACCAAATATTTGGAGATCACGGTCAGTGGCGTAACCAGTGGCGGCTCAACGGGCAGTTGGACGGGGACAGCGGGCGTGTCTGGTTCGGGTGGCATCAGCCTCAACAAGGGCGAGACAGGCGCGGCTCTTACAGGCGGCGTTCTCATTACCGCAGACTCCACCACGATGGGATACATTCCCTACGGCAAGTGGTGGTACTCACTGGACATCACGAAGGGCACGACCACCGATGAAATACTGTTTGGTCGGTTTGATGTACAGCCCAAGGGCACGCGGTGAGAGGAAAGATCACCCAACACTCCCACAGAGTAACCCCCAAGTGCGTGGCACACCGCATTGTGGTGGTACAGAGGAGCCACAGGGTGTCCCCAAAAGGCAACGGTAAGGGCGTAGTACTGCGAAAGGTACGGGACACCCGTCTTGTCCGCGTTTCCACCCGAGAGGGCGTGATCGTGCGTCGGAAGAAAGATCGTTTCATTCTGAAGATTGACACTTGACAGCAGCCAAAACAGGAGTACTCTTTCGTCATGCAAACCTTGAAGTTCTTTCGTCTTGTTGATGATATAAGCGTTCCACAAGCAAGCACTACTGGCTCTGCGTGTTTTGACCTCCAAGCGTACTTGCGGAGTCAAAGCATCATCATGTACAACAAGTGGAACGAGAAGAGCACCTTTACTGCGGACCAGTTCTGTGTGGGTATACGGGTTGATCCTGGTGAGCGAGTGCTGGTTCCTACTGGACTGGTACTGGACATTCCGCAGGGCTACTCTGTCCGTATTCACCCCCGTTCAGGACTGTCTCTGAAGCAAGGACTCACCCTAGTAAACGCCGAAGGCGTGATTGACTCGGACTACGTGGAAGAACTGTTCATCCCCCTGTACAATGCGTCGGGCATTTCCGTGCAGTTGAAGCACGGTGATCGAATTGCCCAAGGCGAACTGGTGCGGACTGAACTGTATGAAATCGTTGAAAGCACCACTCGACCCGAGCGTAAAACGGATCGAGCCGGAGGATTTGGTAGCACAGGAGTGTGATTATGACGCGTGATGAATTACTACAGTTTCATGGTGAGATTTGCAAAGAGGCTCGTGACCTGATGAGCCTGAAGAACAGGGACTACGCAGGCAACGAAGGGGTAGAGCCGTTTGCAAATTTTACCCGTGTGGAAGCAATGGGCATCTGCAAAACCGAACAGGGTTTCATGGTCCGGTTAACTGACAAGATGAGTCGCCTGTCGTCTTTTGTTCGTGCAGGCAAGATGCACATCAAGGACGAGTCGTTCAAGGACACCTGCGTGGATGTCATTAACTACATGGTGCTGCTTGCGGCGTACCTGAAGGACAAGGAAGCACAGAGCAAGTAACCCCATGCTGAACATAAACATACCGCATTTCTACTGCTACATGAGAAAAGAGCATATGTACCAGCACAAGGATCACATTGGTGAATTTGTGAAGGTCAGTGTGTTTGCGGCACAGTCCAATCCAGACAGGGCACTGCTGTTTCATGTTCTAACAGATGACGGGCTTGTCCGCAGCAGGGTTCCAATTCATATGCTGTGCCACAAGGAAACCGCACCACAAATGCCGCTGGACTACTTGCAGTTGTGGGACTGTTTTTCTGTGAACTGCACAGCGATTGTTTACGACTACCTGAAAGCGGCACGGGTAAAAGTTGTCCTGAAAGACAAGCAGGAACTGTGGGGCGAGTACGCGATGTCTTTTGATTGGTACGACAATCCGTACAGCGACGAGCCAACACAGTACAAGTCACTGCACCTGATACGGTTGGACAACGGCTGCTACACGCTACAGCCAAACAACAGGATATTTTGGAAGCATATGTCGTTTGTCACCCGTCCTTTCCCACCAAATCCGGACTTCAAAGTTGACAATAAAGTATTCCGTTGTGAAGCCGCGAGTGACCGTTGGTTGATTGAAGGCGATGATGACTCGTACTATTACGATTTGAAAAATGAACCCGTCAACTGTAATATTCAACCGCTGAAGTAACGGCTTGACACGCACCGTGAGTGGTGTACATTAGCAGCATGATTCGTCACCTTGGCTACGCCTGTCAGAACCTGTCCCTGTGCGAGGGGCGCAAACCGAAGGATCGGTTCTTCACAGACCGAACCCTGCGGATGGATCGCTTCAGCCTAGAGCGGGTTGGTGAACTGGGTGCGCGGAACGCCGCTGATCTGCTCCCCATTCTCCAGTGGAATGTGGGCAACGGCATTCGGTTCTTTCGTATCGGCAGCGGGATGTTTCCGTTCATGGATCACCCCACGCTTGGCTACGGGATTGGGCAGTTGCTCCCGCAGCACGAAACCGCCATCCGCGAATCCCTCAAGAACGCAGGGCAATACGCCAAAGAAAACGGAATGCGCTTGTCGTGCCATCCTGGTCCGTACACCTGCATTGCGTCACCTGACGCAGCCACCGTGGAAAAGAGTGTACAGTGTCTACAAATGCACTCGCTCATTGCAGACCTGTTGGGCTACGGTGACGAGTTTGCCATCAACATCCACATGGGCGGCGTGTACGGCGACAAGCACAAGACCGCTGATCGCTTCCTGCGCGAGTTCTCCCGACTGCCCCGCACCATCAAGCGGCGGCTCACACTTGAGAACGATGACAAGCCCACAATGTGGAGCATGACGGAACTGTACAAAGAAGTTGCCAAGTACTGCACGGTAAAGTTGGTGTTGGACATCCACCATCACCGCTTCTGCCATCAGGAGTCGCTGCGAGAAGCCGCTGACATGGCGTTCCGTACATGGCAGGGATTCTGTGAAATCCCGAAGGTACACTACTCGGAGTCCAAGGCAGGAGCGCGACCGCAAGCCCACTCGGACTACATTCGTGAAGAGATTCCTCTGCTGTCGGATATAGTGCAGTACGATGTAATGATTGAAGCCAAGGCAAAGGACTTGGCACTGCTTGAGTACAGAAAGGCTCATACCCCATGTTTGGCGTAATTCTTGCTTCACTGTTGGTTTTGGTTCCTCCCACTGTTGACACCACCGAACTTCTTGATGCCATGTACACCGTGGAGTCTGGTCGCGGAAAGAATTTGGTTGGTGACGGGGGGAAGGCAATCGGTCCTTACCAGATTTGGAGTGAGCACTGGCAGGACGCGGTGGAACACGACCCGTCCATCGGCGGGGAGTACAAGGACTGCATGAACAAGGCGTATGCCGAAAAGATCATTCGTGCGTATTGGGCGCGATACGCCCCGAAGGGCGCGACCATTGAGCAGTTGGCGCGTATCCACAACGGTGGTCCGAAGGGACACAAGCGCAGCGCGACCGTGAAGTATTGGCAGAAGATCGTCAAGGCGATGCGGGGGTGAGGGATGGCATACAAAGACCCTGAAAAAAAGAAGGCAGCAGACAAGGCTTATCGTGAACTCAATCGTGAAAGAAGAGCGGCTTACGATTTGGCTCGCCGCGAATCGGTTCGTGAAAGAAAAAACGCGACAAGCAGAGCATGGCACGATGCCAACCGTGAACGAATTCTGTTGCGTATGAAAAAATATCGTGAGTCCAACAGAGAAAAGTTGTGCGAACAGAGAAGATTGGACTACAAGCAAAACAGAGAAAGGAAACGAGCCTACAGCAAGGATTGGCTCACAAAAAACAAAAACCGTGTAGCAGAAAAACGGAAAGCCAACTACAAAGCAAATCGTGAGCGGGAACGGACAAGAAATAAGAAGTGGTGTTGCAATAATACACACAAAGTTACGGAAATTCAGAGAAGAAAAAGAGCCAGACACAAAAATGCTTTTGTCTCTTTGACTACAAAAGAAAAAAAGAAGATACTGCTACTAGAAAGCACTCGCCAAGAACTTCAAAAAGAGACAGGAAGACCATATCACATTGATCACATTCTTCCTATTGCACATGGCGGAATCCATCATCCAGTCAATCTACAAATACTTGATGGTGAAGAAAACCTTTCAAAAAATGCAAAACTCCTTCCCGAAGCGATTGCTCTTGCACCCGAACACTTTCGCCTGTATAGTGAGCGGGTCAGTCCTGAACGAGCATGGGAGTTTGTGCGACAACTAGCAGCAGGATTGGGATTGGGTGAAGACGATTTGGACGCATTGATCACAGGCAAGCCACTAAAGAGCAAGCCCACACTAGAGGATTTTTTCACATGAGCAAGCCATTCGGATATTCGTATTACCTTGATATGTACAACTGCCGTATCGGTGCAGCCGATGACTTGGAACTGCACTACCGCTTTCTTGAGCGCGTTGTGGACAAGATCGGCATGACCCGCATGAGTCAGCCCGTAGTCATGCATGGTCCAACCAACCACGGCACGGAACTGTACCCCGACAAGGCAGGGGTGAGCGGTTGGGTTCCACTCATTGAGAGCGGCATTCAGATTCACTCCATTGAACCCACCCACTTCATCACGCTTGATGTGTATTCGTGCAACAAGTTTGACAAGCAGATCATTCTTGACTACGCACGGGAGTGCTTTGGCTTTGTAGGACACGAAGAGAACTTCTTTGTACGCGGCAAGGGATACGGCGATATCCAATGAACACACACCGCATCATCACGGGTGATTGCATCACGGGTCTGAAGACCCTTGGTGATCAATCTGTTAACACTTGCGTAACCTCGCCTCCTTATTTTGGATTGCGAGATTACAAGGGCGGTGATGCGGAGATTGGATGCGAGGCTTCCCCCGAGGATTTCGTGAAGAAGATGGTGGAAGTATTTCGTGAAGTACATCGTGTGCTGCGTGATGACGGAACCCTGTGGCTGAACCTTGGCGATTCGTATGCCAGCAACGGCTGCTACATCAATTCGTGGTTGCAGAAAGACCACAACAAGGGCAAGAAGCACTTGCACACCAACAACCACGACCGCTACGAAGACCGCAAGGCGTTTCGTGGTGGCGAGTACGGCATCAAAGCCAAGGACTTGATGGGCGTTCCGTGGAGAGTTGCACTTGCACTACAGGCTGACGGATGGTATCTGCGGCAGGACATCATCTGGCACAAGCCCAATCCCATGCCTGAAAGTGTGGAAGATCGTTGCACCAAGGCACACGAATACATCTTCCTGCTGTCCAAGACTCCCGACTATTATTTTGATCGTGCTGCTGTGAAGGAACGGGACACATCAGTTTGGTCTGTGAAACTTAAACCGTTTCGTGGGGCGCATTTTGCCACATTTCCTGTGGACTTGATTCTTCCCGCAGTCCTTGCGGGCTGTCCTGAAGGCGGAACGGTGCTTGATCCGTTTACGGGAAGCGGAACAACTGCGATTGCAGCCTTGACAAACCGCAGAAACTTTGTAGGATGTGAACTCAATCCCGACTACGCAAAACTGGCAGAAGACCGAATCAAAACAGAAGTACCGATCACACTTGAAGAGGCAATGAAATGAACACACACCGCATCATTCTTGGCGACTGCATTGAGGGCATGAAGACGCTGCCAGACGGCTGCGTTCAGACTTGCATTACATCCCCACCGTACTTTGGACTCCGCGACTACGGTGGCGGGGAC